AGACGAAGAGGATGAAGACGAGGATGACGAGGATGAAGACGAAGAGGATGACGACGAAGAGGATGACGACGAAGAGGATGACGACGAGATAACCACCGAGGACCTGGCCGGCATGGACTTCGAAGCTCTCGAAGACCTCTGCGACGACAAGGAACTCGAAACTGACCCCGACGAATTCGACGAGGAAGACGTCGAGAAACTCCGCAAGGCGGTAGCCAAGGAACTGAACATCACTCTGCCCAAGGCAAAGGCCGCTCCCAAGGAGGACACCAAGAAAAAGAAAAAGTAAGGGTCCTTCTGACTATAACCAAATCCAAGGGTCCCCCGGGAATCGCCAAATGTTCAAACTCCATAGGCTATGGCCAAACGTTCGGGGGACCTTTTATAACAAAACCCTTTAATCAAATATAATATGGCAACCAAGAAAAAGGCAGCAGAAGCAAAAGCTGCAAAGGAAGAGAAATCGAAAAATGGCGGTAAGAAAGAATTGACCGCTGAAGAGAAGAAGGCCAAGCGAGAAGCGATGAAAGAACGACTCAAGAACCGGGCACCGGGTCAGCGACCGAACAGCAAACAGTGCGACATCATCGACCTGGGCGGCGGCAACGTTGCAAAGACCTTCGCCATGAACGTCCGGAAGTACGGAGTTCTCATTACCTCGGTCGTAACCGACAAGGATGGCAAAGTGATTGCCGTCTCGAATGCCACCATTCCGGGGGTATCGGTTAAATCCAAGAAAGAGCACGGCACTCTGGTCCCCAAGGTACCCGGTATGGGCAAGAAAGGGAAAGCCGCCGAAGCTGAGGATGACGAGGAAGATGAAGACGATGAGGAATAGGTCCTGAGCACCTATCCACGTACATCAATACTTGAGTCATACAGGGGAGACCATCCGAAGGTTTAAGGGTGGGCCTCCCCACTTTGTATAGATATATGCAAGACGACGACAGCATTATATATCTGGCATTATGTAACCAGTTGCAATCATACCAGCTGTTGCTAGAGGAAGAAAAAGATATCTCTGAAGAAAATAGAAGGATGACAGAGTATATTATCTCTAGAACAGGGGAATTGATTGATAAGTATGCCCATAAAATAGGAAGTGACACTACTATTCAAAGACCTCAATGGGACAATTTAACTCCTCAGTCAAAGGGTTGATATATCGGATTAAAGAACTAACCAAAATGGTTCAGGATATAGATACAAGGTTATCTATGCCTGGACTGTCTCCTGGTAAAAGGCAAGCTTTAATCAAGGATAAGACCTTAAAAATAGGTAAGGTAAAATCTTTGGCAAAGCGCATAGAAGATTTGGCAAATGGAAACATCTTAACCATAACTTTTGAAAACAAGGGCTCTGGTGAAAGATTTAGGATTACATATACCAACATATCTCAGGATGATGCTGTTGCTCATCTTAAGTTGATGGCAAATCTTAAGGGGATGGAAATAATCATCTCAGAGATAAAGGAAGTGCAGACCAAAAACTCCCTAACCAAACTATAAACATGCAAAGGTAATTCAAACCAGTTTTATTTAATCAACTCAACAACAATGGCAAAAGACATCAGCAAGAAAGACCTGGCCGCAAAGAAAGCACGCCGGGCTCAGAAGGAAATGCTGGCCTACATGGAAGAGAACGACCTCGACCCCAAGAAAGATTGGACAGGCCACAAGAAGCATGGAAAGAAAATCCAAGCTTGGGTAGACATCATCAACCTCGGGAACAAAAAGGCCAGGGCAGCTACGGAGGAGAAGGCCGTAGAAAAGGCCAAGAAAAACCAGAAGCCTGAAGCCCATCCCAAGAAAGAGAAGGTTACCAGTACCCCCAATGCCTACGACTATCCCACCGTGGACGGTAAGGAGATGACCTCCGACCAGAAGAAGAAGTACCGTCAGAAGATGCGTACTCTTCTGAAGACCATGTCCAAAGAGAAGGCCGAGGCCGAGGGCAAGAAGTATGCTGCAGAGTTGGCATCAGGTGCTCCGGCAGCTTCTCCCAAGAAAGAGAAGAAGGCAAAGAAAGAAGAGCCGGCCAAGGAAAAGAAGGCAGACAAACCTTCAAAAGAAGGCAAGGACAAGAAGAAGAAAAAAAAAACAAAGAAAGAGGAGGATTAACCCGATAGGCAATCGTTTATGAAACCTCTCGCCCCGAATCTTTAATTAGGTTCGGGGTTCTTTGTTGAACTAGCCCATACAACACCACTGAATTTAATTTGCATATTATAATAATAATTATTATATTTGCATAACGAAATATTATAAAAGAATGAAAATTAACCGAGGCTGTATCAAACTGAAATTGCAAAGGCGATTATCTGCCCAGGAAATCTGGAACCAGATTATGGATGTGCATATTCAGGCGCTGGAATCCCTTTTAGAGGATAGGAGCTTAGACAAATGGAAAATTATATTCCCTTGCTATGGGACTTCTCTAGAATCCGTGGAATCCATGGCAAAAGAATATATAGAAGCTTTCAAAAGGGTCCAAGGAGATACCTTCAACAATAGGTATGAAGATGTTGAAAACATGTTGGTGAAAGGCTTAAACCAAAGATGGTTCAACACTATCATGAGTACATTATATATGATGGAAGAGGACTTAATGGAAATGAGTTCTGATTCTGTCTTCACTCTTTGGGATATTTTCTTTACCTGTCAGGCACTTAGGAAAGAAAATAATGTGGTAGCTATGGGACTTAACACTTTTGAGCTTAAAGGACAGTAACGATGAAAGACGTATTTAACATAACAAGTTCATCAAGGATTGAGAAGGTAATAATGGATAATGAGACACGAGATATTACCATTACTTTCAAAGGAGAAAAGGTATACAAATATAACTCGGTATCAGAGTTCGACTTCAGGATGTTCAAAGAAGATATCCAAAATGGAGAATCAGTAGGCAAATCATTCGAAAAAAGAATCCGGAATAAGTATGCCGGAAAAAGATTATGAAAAGGTATTATACATCAGATGGAGAACCAGATGAGGCTAAGACTCTTTGGGGAGCTGCAAAGAGGGTAATAATAGGGGTATCAGCCTTCTGTGTAGTCTGTATGTTGTGGGATGCTAAAACAGTTCCCCCAACACCAGATGCAACCCCTCACTGGAAAAACTGGGATGAATCAAGACATTTATCCGAGGTAAAGAGCTATGATTATAAAAATGGTATTATTCATTATCGGGATGAATATACTGGAGACAGGCCCCAGGAGTTAAAACTTCATGGGTCTTCTAGCAGTTACAGTTCTGGAATAACTTTACAAGTATCAGGGGCATCAGTTCACCTGGATATGGATGTAGAAGAATTATTGGACCAGTTAACTGAAGAGGTGGACTTTTACGAATACTTCGAACGAAACATGGATTGATATGGCAGGCATAGTAAAGTTCAAGGTAAACAAATACGTTCACGGAAAGAGAAGTAAGGATATATTCGACTTCAAACCCAGAGCTCAAATATTATTTGAAGGAGAACGTATAGGTCATATAATAGACAGGGAGGTATATTTTTACATAAGAGTAAAACATGTAGATGGAGAACCAGAATGTTTGAAATGTATTAACTATACTCCTGAGCTATGGAATACATTCAACAATCATAAGGAAGCAAAGGACGCAGTGATAGCTCAAGCAGAGTCAATCTGGAAAAGTTTAGACATATATCCTCTAGTTAAAAACCTTCAACCAACATACGGATTATGGGAAAAGAAATAAAGCAAACAAACAGCTGGGTATGGAAGAAAGTATTCGGTATGACTTTATTGGGGTGGATAAATATACTGATACTGCAATGGTTATTTATCCGGCTATCATATCATTGGGTATATGTAGACCCTGCAACAGATGAAGATGCTAGAGTAGATACTTTTTGGGACGATGAGAAACAGCAGTTTGTTGCAAAAACTTTCTACTACTATGCCATTATTGGGTGTATTTTACCTATAACGGGGTGGTGGGGAGACTATGTAATGCCATTCAAATTCAAATACCGTTTAACTAAAGTAAGGGAGTACTTTGAATAATTCTTGAGATATGAGCACTGTAGAATTTAAGGCTGCATGTGCAGCACATCGTAAGTGTTGTCCTTACAAGGCAACTGGCATGACTAAGTGTGGTGCCAATGAAAACCTTACACCTGACGGTAAATGCCCTACCAAAGATTGCCATTACATGGCCAAATTCAAGAAGACTCTCAAAAAATTACCCGAGAAATGAAGCCATCAACTGTAGCCGAAACCTATAATGAGCTTATGGGGACCCGAGTCTCAAGTTAAATCAGTAGAGATTCAGGATGACGGCTTAAGACAAATTGATTATGTTAACATGTATAGAAAACAGGTCCAATGCTTAGAATACGTTAAAATTACCCATACCGTGAACGAACCTCTAAAGAATTAGTAAAATAATTTGCAGGGGTTGATATTTATATCTATATTTGCATAAACAATAAAACAATAAGAGTATGCAAGTAAAAGAACTATTGGCAGTTTTAAGTTGCCTTAATCCAGAAGCTAATATAGCTTTACCAGATATGGATTTTGGAGACAGACCCGAATGGTTTGAAGTCGAAGTTCATAATGATGAACTCGATGAGGATGCCGAAGAGGACGAATGCCCTTGTTCTTGGGCCAGAATAACCAAAATACAATAACCTACCAGAGCCAAGAACACGACCTCAAAGAAAATGATAAAAATATTTGCATATATAGAAAAGTTCCCCTATATTTGCATTAGGAAATAAGAAATAAAATAACTTTTAATTTAATGTCAAACTTTTAACATTGTAAGCCATGAAAAAGAACGAGAACAAAAAGGCTCAGGAACTGAAAAAGACCAATCTGGTCGAAGGCATCAACACTCTCATCGAAGAGAAGGCCGAAATGGTGGAGAAATCCAAAGAAGCTCTGGAGAAGGGCGAGAAAAAAGAAGAAGCCACAGCACCGGTGGCTGAAGAAAAGAAAAAGAAGGAGTCCAAGAAGGACAAGCTCATCGCAAAGACCCAGGAGAAGGTCGAAGCCAACCTCGTCGAAGAGGTGGTAACGAAACGGGAGGTCAAATACATCTATCCCGCCGACTGCGAGGACACTCTTTCCAGGAAGAAGTTCCGGCAGCAGGTCCGAAACAAGATTCACCAGCTGGAGCTGGCCATGCTCCGAATCGAGAACCATGATTCGAAGGAATTCAAGAAGGCCAAGAAGGAATACCTGGAGTACAAGAACCAATTCGTCAAGGAATCCGTTGCAATCTAATCTTTCATAGTAGGAGAGGGGGGGCACAGGGCTACGGCCCTGGCCACTCAGTATAATCACACTTTAACGATATGAAAGATTATGATTGTCGGCTTACCCGAGAAAGCAATTCAGAAGGTAGATAAAGAATTGCTAGAGTTGCACAAAGAAGTACTTAGGTCATACATAACACAACGGAATCTTAAACATAGACATCAGAAAAAATTCTTCAAGATATACGACCATTACATTTCGGAAAGGAATATAAGGAGATTCTTCTTCCGTCCTGCTAAGCTATTCGTATATGCTTTAGTGACTGACCGATTGGATGAAATCGAAGACTATGTACCATTAAAAGATAAGCACTATGTTTCCCGAAAGAGTAAAAAGCGTAACGCTTGATAAATCCAAAATCACCTACTACCTTCAATCCCAGGGAAGAGTACAAGCTAAAGAGGAATACCCTATAAATCCTGAATTGTATCAAGTAGAGGATTTGGCATTCGATTGCGGAATAAGGTCAAATCAATATATCCCGGATTATGCCATTAAAGGCTACTTTAAGGTGGATGAGAATATGTTACATCCGGTATTTATCGAGAATGTTGATGGGCCTCACTTATTATATATTTCGGGTATGCCAAGAAATATTTCGATACAAGAAAAGAATAAGTTCAGGTTTCCTGACCCGGTTTGGTTATCATATTGGGAAGATAAGTATATAGGCTACCTTTTTCAAGTAGTAACTAGAGAATCATCATTAAATCACTTAATAAACTTATAACCTATAAACAACAAGACACTATGAAAACTGCAGAGTATGTAAAAAAGTTTAAGTTGGACACTCCGAATTACAATTTTAACCGGGAGAAATTCATGGAGGCCTTTGGACAAGAATTTAAGGACCGAATCGAAGCAATGATTACGGCCTGCAAAAAGATGCAGGTGCAATTCACCTATGAAAAATTCCTACATGCCCTCAAAGAACAGCAGGACAAGTTTTGGCAAATTTCCCATAAGAAACTCGGAGAGCCTTTATCAGATGGTTTATTCTCAGCTTTCTTTGCCCTGCATGTAATACCTCTCCGGGCAAATCTCTTCCCCAACATTCATGCGGAAATAGAAGAGAAGCGGCAAAAGGCTATCGAAAGAGAAGCCAAGTTTAAGGCTGAGGAGGAAGAACGGCTAAAGAAAGAAAAGAAAATGAGTCCAATATCGAAGGCTATGATTGCCTATGGAGTTGCCCAATCTTTGGCAAAAGAAAGTAAGGAAAAGGCTACTAAAAACAAAGGAAAAGAAGTAAATCCTAATAATACAAGACTCTAAAGTTACCTATATTTTATGAAGTCATTTTTAACTTTGGCCGTTATAATAACAGAGAATATCCTGACATCATATAAGACAGCTGGAGAGGAAGAGGTAAACTTGAGCTATGAGTATAAATTAAACCAGGTTACTATAGAGGTAATTTACCCCAAGCACGTAAACCAGCTGTATTCAGGGCTTTTGGTACTGAGTCACCAGCTTAAGTTCGAAAATCAGATCACCGATTTTAATCTATCAATAAACTCATCTAAATTGAAAGTAAGCCTATTTAGGTGATCCAGCAACCTGACTAACAAAGAGTTAATTCAAAAAGGCCCTTGCCACAATGGGGCCTTTATATATACATATATATATATTGGGATTAACTATTAGATACCAAAATCAAATCTTATGAAAGAACAAAAGATAGTTCCACGGTTCCCTAGAGGGTTAGGTATAACCCAATTAGCCTTACAAGCTAATGCTGGAGATGATGAAGCTCTTAAGAATTTGACCAAGTTCGTTATTCATACTTGGATAGTTAACAATGGGAAATTGTGGGCAAGGGTTTATTCAGTAAATGAGCTCGCAGACTTCTTAAAATGCGAGCCAGCAATTATCCAGATGCAGATGAAACAAACGTTTCTAGACAACGGCTTATTTGACCGTAACAAAATGGGTGAAATTGCTGATTCTCTCATGGGAGCTTGTATAGGCTGGGCACTTGAAGATCGCATGGAGATAAGTCAACAGCTACAAATACTCAGAGATTCTCAAGGTGGAAGATATGTTCCATTTATAACTACAGAAGTAAATAAAGCCATAGGATTAAAGCAACAATCTACAACCTCTCTTCAGAGTTTGGTACGGGCAGTGTCGGGTGGCGGTACCGTAAATATCTTCAACCAACAGAACAATCAATTCAACAATACTAGTGAATCGGAGCCAGTACTAACTCGGGATATAGCCATGTCTATGATTCAAAAAGAGATTGCTGACAAAGGTGGTATAAAGGAGATAGAATACATAGAAAACCAGTATGACTTCAAAGAATTACCCATTGTAGTTGCAACAAAACAAGAGAGTAATAGAGGGGAGAAAGAAGGTTTAACCCTCAAGAAGGCCGAATTAGATAGCGTAACGGGAGACTACCATGGTGCCTTAAAAGCCTTCGAGGAGGACCATCACCAAATCCGACGAGAAATCGAAGAAGGGATAGACTACGAAGAGATAGACCCAGAACTCGAAGATAACCTTTGATTTTTATTTGCAAAATTAGATTTAATTTCTTATATTTGTATAAACAAAAAAAAATTAAAGGATTATGGATTTAATAATTACAGCCCGGGGAAAAGTTACAGTAGTAACTATAGAAGGTACTCTCAGAGTAGTAATCGGTAATAAGCATGAAATCAAATTCTTTATTACGGGTGAAGATAATATTAAAAAAGCTTCTGAAGAGCTTAGCAAGGAGAACATCTGGCATAATCCTTACCCTCACTACTTAGGCATACCTTTCGAAGTTGGTAAGTATGAGCCAAATTACAAAGCCGAAGTTCAGTTCAATCTATAACACAAACACCTACTATGAAAGAAGTTTTAACAGCAACCAAAGTGGTAACCAGAATCAATCAGCTTATCAATGAAGGTAAGAAGATTAAAGTATTCGGATTACCTTATCCTCCTTATCAGGAGGATATTATTTTCACTGATGATAGAGTAAATCGTCAGGGTTGGTTATGCACTAACAGCAAAGTAATTCTATCGGCACAGGCTTGTGCAACTAAAATAAAGATACATACCATCACGGGTTGGTGCAATCTATTCCAGTATGTAGAGAATGGTAAATATGTAGATACCATATCTGAAGATGGACAGTATATCGGTATGCAAGTCATGGATGATATTTGTCCAGGAATGCTACTGGGAGTAGCCCATGCAGATACTCACACCAATCTTGGTATGATTCTCAATGTAGAGGATGACGAGGTAAATAATGTGAGGGCTATAGTTATAGCCGGACCAGACTTTATGGAGAAGACTCATTATATTCCCATGAACGAAGCTACCAATTACTTCGTATTAGATAAAATCATGTAACGTTAACCTTTTATAACTATGCACACTAATCATCGTATAGCTCTTTTAATCAGGGCAAGCAGACTTTACTGCCACGGTATGTACCAGAAGTACGACCCGAAGTATTATCCTACTATCAAAGGTATAGTACTCAACTTTACCCATAAGTTGTTCGGTACAAAACCCATGGAGAACAAAGTAAGGATAGATATCCTAAGTCTATTCGGGGATGATATCGAAAATAGACCGGGGTGGAAAACATACTATGGTATACGTATCTACATAGAGTTCCCCGATACTTCGGCCCTGGAATACGAGCTGTTCAAACATCCACTCATACCCGAGGGAGATATCTACTACAAACCGGTTCTCATACCAGCTAAGGCCTAATAAATAAAGGACCATTAAGACCTCTTTTCTAGAGGTCTTTTCTGTGTTACTAATAAAACTAGACCCAAATAGGAACTAAAGTTTCTAGAATCCTTGCTTACTCCCCGATGCCGAGAAGTTTTATTTGCATATTAAAAATATTATTCTTATATTTGTATAAACAAAAAAAAATAATAAACCCTAAAATAATTAAGGTATGGAAAAGAAAACAATTAAGGACCTGAAAAAGGGAGAATACTTTACCCTTAATCCGATAGAAGAACCTCAGGAATCTCAGGTATTGGTCAGAGGAGAATACATACCCGAAGCAAAGGCCTACAGTACCTATAAATGGGTAGATACCAATCATGAAGTACTCCGTAAAGGTAATAAGGAAGTCTACATAGGTTTCACCTTCTAAACTTAACTGATATGGCACAGAAAAAGATAAAAACCACAACTATGAAGGATTATAAAAAGGTTTTGCTCTCAGGTCTCAAGGAATCATGCAACTTGGGAAAGATTTATGAGGAGGAAGTAGATTGCATTAAGGAAGCCATCTATGATACTTATACTGAGATGATAGAAGAACTGGATGCTAGATTGGGATTGGAACTCTATGATTATAAAGTAGAAATTAAATATGACCAGGACCGTATTCCTCAGTCATATAAGCATACTCTCCTGGTCAAGTTCAATGAATCCGAGGGAGCAATCAAAATGAGCCTTCGTGGGGTATTAACTCAATTGAACGAGATTCTCTCTACCGGAGATGATGAAGTAATGGTAAGTAGCTGTAACCTGGGATTGGTAATAACCATTATAGCATGAATTCAATCAATAAATATGTAGAGAATACAACTGGATATGTAAACATGCCTAAGGTATTCCCCCTTATGATGGTCAACACCCCGATAAGAGAGAAGGTACTCACTCTCATTAAAGAAAGTCACATGAATGAGTTCATGTCAAGAACTAAACTCATGTCAGCTCACAATATTCAACTAAAAGATAAAATATCATGAAAACACAATCAGATCTTCACTTATACCTCCTGAAGAAAGTCCACGGGTGGTGCAAAAGACAAGGCATAACAGACTTCGAAATGTATTTCCAATGCACCTTCAGGGAATACCTCCAGAGATATGGTATGCTCCTCACCGAGATTAAGACCATAAACAATCGGTATGGTGGTCATCATACTTTCACCTTCACACCAGCTCCGGGTACGGAAGTATTTGGCGATACAAACTCAGAACTGGAATCAATATTCGATAATTATGGGTCTATGGATTATTTTGAATACGAACAAATCAGGGTAATCCGAAATCACGAGGGTATCATCTCTATCCGCGGCTACTATCCAATCTAGTATCTTAAAGATAGCGGAATATGAAAAACAAGTTATCATATCAAGCCTTACGGGAGTGGGTAATCCGGATAGCCGTAGTACTGATAGTTTCTTGGTAATCATCAATAAAACGAAAAAAAAAACCAAAACAATCAACCAAGGTTATGAAATGCACTGAATCCAGAGAGTTAAGGGATCTCTCAATGAATCAACTCAATGCAAAGTTATCTGAACTCTACAAGGAATTACCATCCCGTAAATGGGCATTCGAAAGAAAATACAGACAACATATCCTTAATCTCATCACCAAATCAAACACGAACAAACCCCGAGAAGAAAAGGATTAAGGACACAAGGAATCTGGATAGAAATCCTTAAACAATAACCACCATGGAAATCAAAGCCACAGTCTTACCAAACTCTACTCCTAATGAATGGGTATTACTCCCGACCATAATCATCACATCCCGAGGCCCATTTTACATCGTCTTCTTTTGGCTGAGATGGTGTATAGAATTTGACTTCTTCCCAACCTACAAATCCAAATAACCCATGAAACAAAGAAAACCAATTAAGGTATCAAAGGAAAGGGCAATCATCATAGCCTCCAACCACAACAACATCCCAATTCAAAAGGCAAAGGAATATACAGATTCCGAACTAAGGGAAGTATTAAGGCATCTTAACCTAAAGCCAGGATTCTAATACAACCCCAAACATGAAAAACATCCCTAATAACTTCTTCAAGAGAATAAGATACTACACCCTCAGAATCATCCTTAAAAGGTATACCATAAAGGTATGTATCAATATCTATAATACCCAATACACCTACCTCAAAAACACAAAAGAAATCAAATACCCCATAACATCATCCTTAATATATACAATCATATATAAGGGCTTATATAAATATTCATACTTATAATCATCAATCATATATGGCTTTTAGGATTGGCTTTTATCTTAGAGGCCTTTTATTTATGTGTTAGGTTAGGGCAAAAGTTAACAGGCAGTCGATGATAAGGTTCAGATATCGAGGGAATCGAAGGGCCATAAAATCGGGGTGAGGAAAAAATTTTAAGGTAGGTGATGGGCCTGGGCTACTGTGTACCCTATGAGCTCTGGAGCTATCTATGTTACTATACGTATTAGCTAACCAGACTTAGGGCCCTAAGACCAGGAGCAAGGCCTCCCAGGTGTACCCTTAAGATACCTAAACCCCATGCCTTAATCAAGTCTATATATATATATATATAATAAGTATATTAAGGATTGGGGTTAAGGCTCCTAGCTAAGGCCTTTTCGATAAAGAGACATTAGGCCCTCTGACTCTTGATATCTACAGCTTGACTCTCTATTCAGATTGGTACACTAATGGTACCATTAAGGGGCCTTAATCCTTAACCTTAAAGAATACAATCTATATTATATATATATACGAGTCTTTTAGGGGATTTTGGAACAGGTGTCTAAAATCGATATGCCAGGAATAGAGTATCTGAGATTTGATTTCTCAAGTTAAGGCTTAGTTAGGGCACATTTAAGGTACCTTTTAAGGCCATAAACTACCTTTAAGGTAGGCCTTAAAGAATTATTTGCATATTAAAAATATTATTCTTATATTTGTATAAACAAAAAAAAAATAATAAACCATAATACTAATAAGGCCATGAAAACTTATACTGTATTCCTTCACTTCATACGACCGGAAGATATGGAAACCGATACCTATTTGGTAAAGGTTACAGCTAACAATCCTCGGGATGCCCAGACCCAAGCCATTCAATATATAGAATCCATATATGGGCCCATGGGTTGGAAGGTCTTCAGGTTAAGTAAGGAAGTATATCCTGACTTCAATTATGAAACCCCCTATATAGAGGTATCAGAAGGCCTTTTAGAAATCTCGTATATTCAGGACTTCCAACTCCCCGAATTTTAATCCTTAAATCCATAAAGCCATGCTTGATCCTAAAGACTTTACCCATGCCTTGGAGATTATCTCCAAACATCATTCAACCGAATTGGCAATCAATACTCCTAAGAATAACTTCGTAGGGTATATGGGCCAGACTGAATTCAGGTTGCATATTAAGAAATGTGTACCCTCCGTAATCAATCATCTGATTCATGCAGGGTACATCCTTAATATGGGACCCGAGGGGTTAGAGGTCGATAAGATTTAACCTTCATTTGCTTTCAAGGTTGGGCCCCGCTTTTAGGGGCCTTTTTATATTGGTATATGGTTAAGGCCTTATATCGCTTTTAGTGGCTTGGCTTATAGGCCTTTTATATTATAGGCTAAAGTACCATATAGGTACCCAACCAGGCCCTCAGATATTATATAATATAGGGGGAATGAATGCAAGGAAAGGTGTATCCCAATGCAAGCAGGGGCATATCATAGAAACTTAAGACTTACGGAATATAAGTTTACTTGTTTATAAAACTAAGAACTTCTAGATTATAAAAGGTAGGGTACCCAATCCCAAGCCAACCGTGGGAACTTCAGGCTGAAAATAAAGGTAGTGTATGGTAGGAGCTAAGGCCTTAATTCATTTCAGACATATATGACCCAACCCAGGAGCTAAGACCATTTTAGGAACCGAACATTAAGACCTTCTATCAGAACCTTCTTTCAGGTACCATGATGGTGCCAAGAAGGCCAACAAAGCAATCTCCATGCCAAGAATGTCCAGAAATAGCTCCCAGAAAGTTTTATGAAAATAAATGCTCCCGGGGCCATCAATTACAAATATTTGTTGTATATTTGTAATACAGAAAAGAACTAATAAAAGTTAAACCAATTAAAAAATTTTACTACTATGAAAGCAAATGAAATTTTAGCAATCGGCAACGAAATTTTTTCGACCAACGAAAGAAAAAGCATCTACAAAAAAGAAATTTTTGTAGAGTGCAAAACCGACAAGGAAAAGAAAAATTTGCGTATGAAATTACGCAAAAAGTTAGACAACTTTATTGCCGAAAGCATTGCCTCGGCAAAGCAACCTGCCAAATTGGCCGAACTCCGTAAGGCATGGCAAACCTATGCAACCCAGGTATATATTAACTCCACTGCCATAGTGGATGCCAATGCCAACACTGAAAAACGGCAATCCATAACCGATTTCCTTGCACTCATGCAACCCACAAAAGGTGGTAAATAAAACCCCCCGGGTAATATCAAAAGGGGACAAACCAAAATTTGTCCCCTATTTTTAATAAAATTTAATTTTGCGATAGGGACACCGTGGTCCCCCTTTTATGCGGGATGTTTTATGGTACCTCGTGATAAGCTCCTCCTGAAAGGCACATAATCACCTCTCCTCTCCCCCACAAAATGAAGAACCCATCTAAAGGCTCTTTATAAAATTTTCCAGGATATTTTTAGGGCTTCTATTATAAGGGCTCAAATAACCCTCATATATTTAATAAACCTTAACCCTGGTACCCAATTATCACTTTCGTCTATATACTCTCCTATCCATCCCTCATAAGATGCCCTATTCAATAATAGGGATATATCATCGAAGCCTCTATAAGGTCCAATCTTGTTTGATCCTATAGAAACCTAAATGTTTCTAAGTTATCCAAGTTCAATAACTCCCTATCTATGGTATAGATACTCTTACTACCCAAATGGGCATGGCTATTACATTTCCCCTTTATAAGCTTTACCATAACTTTCATGACTGTAGATGCTTATCGGTTTCTGTTTCATGGTTAATCTACGATTTGAGTTGGAGGATTCTTCTCCCAGGATTCACTTACTGGGTCCTTATAATAGGGGTTGATGAATATCTTCCCACATTGACTGCACCGGGTTATATAAGGCTTGGTTACACTTAAACCATATTTCTCTACCTTAGTTACAGCTTTACAATCAGAGCATTCTATTAGGAACTCAAACCCATTATGGATGTAAGCCCTTTCAGAGGTGTATTCGGTTTTTAATCGGTCACCCTCTCTAGTAAGGGATATTACTTTTTCTTCGATACCCAATCCCATATCCTGAACTACATAGGCGGGGCCTTCAAATGAGTTGTCAACTTGTGGCTGACCCTCTTTATCCAGGGTTATTCCCTTAGTATTACCAATGATTTTAGGCATAAGGTTTAATTATAATTATTGTAAGGGTGACTACCAGTATGCAAATTATTCCAAATATAAATAACTCACCTATTTTCTTTAATAAATCTCTGGAAGGTTCTTGCAACTGCATAGAGGACCATACCAATATACCGTATATAATGAGAATTAAAATAAAACCTACGAGTAAACCAATCAAGAAATACATATCATTAAGTTTTGGAGATATAGACTTGGAATAATCGTTTCGGTATCAAGCTATACACACAATAAGAGGGACCCTTATTATTGAGTCCCTCTATTTAATGATTTAGCTCCTCCTATTCTCTATCAAGCTAATTTCTAAGTCTCCGTCAGCAGAGGTGTTTATGTGTAATCAATTTTACTTGACCAGTCGTCTGTAGGCATAATTATACCAGAGCCTGCTACCTGTATGTTTAACTTCTGACTGTAGTGATTCACAGTAAAGTATGGGAATCCTGTAATAACAGAACCTTTGGATTATTTATATCATTGAAAGCTGTCAGACCCATTACCCCCCCTTTTTTTTATACCATCCATACGGCCTTCTATTAGGTCCATTACACTTTGGGAGAGTACACTCTCTGGTATAACAAATCCCATGTATAACCAGTTGTTTTTGTTGTTCTCAAGTTTAATTTCTGCAACTTTCATATCATCTTCTATTATAGGTATATTACATTGATGGAATCAATGTAAACTCATATAGTATGGTTTATGGATTAAAGTATATCATAATGATATACTTTTAAGGAGATAATGTACACACAATGAAGCCCAGTAGAAACCTATAAACTACTGGGCTTCGTTTTTATTTTAAGAATCTATAGTATTGAAGGTACATACGGATGGTGTATTACTTAGGGTTATAGATACCAATTTTTTAGAACCATCATCACTGGTAAAACTAGTATCCCCTAAATAAAGGGTGACTATCCCCCTGAAATGGTCCACAAGCATAGCCGGTAATACATCCGTGTATACTTTCTCTGATATAGCCCGATCCTTGTGCATTGACTCATACATTCTCAACTGAATCCAGTCTATAGTTCCAGAGAGTAATTCATCAACCATGTTTACAATACCATCTGGTTCTGGGGTTACACATTTGAACTCAGTAGTATATATCTTCTGAATTCCCAATACTTTTATCTTCATACCATTTTCTGTTAAAGGCACATTGCCTGAATGAAACATTAACAAACTCATCAGTGTTGTAGGTTTATGGGTAAGAGTATATCTTAGAGATATACTCTTACCCATAAACCATACGGTTATGATTAGTTTCCATTCTCATAACGTACTCCAAATTTTAGAAAATATGAAGCCAATAATCTTCAGAATTAGCATTACTGATGAAGGAGAGATTAACTTTAACCAGGTAGAAGGTATGTCAGTGTCTCAAGCCTATGAACAACTACTTCGTACAGGTGGTGGTAAAATAGGTGATGAACCAGTTATACCCATAATCAGGGTCACTTTTGAAACGGTGGGTGCTGGTTATGATTATACTAGGGATTTTATAGCTACACCTGTAATTAGCTTTAGTAGTGATACTAAACCATTAACCTTTACTTTAACTACACCTGCTATACCAAGGGAAGTTTCTAACCGATTAGAGTTTGACGCATCTCTGTACGGTAGAGGAAGAATGGCAGATAACGTATTTATGGGTATGGTAATAAATGCCCATGGTAACGTAACCATGAAATATTTCGAGAACTAATTCACAAACAAAAATACCCAAGCTTATAAGCTTGGGTATTTTGTGTGATTACATTTACTACTTTTGGTCTGGTTCTTTAACCTTAGCCTTCTGTTTTAGGTAGAACTTGGTTTCCACAAAAAAAAAATACGGGTATTCCTTGTTCTCGGGGTCATATACTAAGGTATAATCTACCCCCTAACGTTAGCTTTCATGTAATGAAACTTTCTCCAAGCCTCATCATTCAGATTCTTGATTACTTGTTCGAAAGAACGTACAAAACCAACTCTCTTCCTTAGATACTTCTTTGTTCTACCAACTTCTTGGTAAAACATTTCCTCTACTACTCCACCGGCAGCATAGAACTGACCGGGAGTATAAACTTTTACTGCCATATAAATATTTTGATTAAGGTTCCCAAATGTCGAATGTTTGACCCTGAGCTGTAGTTATTCTTAATGAATAATGTTCTCTTACTACTCTTAGCTTAGTAAAGGTTAGGTCATGTTTTCGGTATACATATTCCTCTAAGGATGATATTTCATTTTCAATATTACCCTTTAATTGACCGCTGAACTTTTGGGTGAATCCTCGAGTAAGATTATTTATCTTTCCAGTGAGTTTATCCCGTAAAAGTGAAGGAATATTCCCGTCTATGATTACTTTTTATATATAAGCATCCCAAACCGGAATAGATTGCTTCTCTTCATCACTGGCTTTTCTCAGGATTATTTCAATATCGTTTAATTAGATTATCATTCTTGAAAAGGGTTTTGAATGTTAGTATGAATAATCCGGTTATTACTGCCGGACTTACTGCCCATATAAGGAATAAAACTCTATACCTGACAGGATTAGTGGCTTTTTTGAGAGGAGTTTCTTCGATTATACTTCTGATAAACAAGCAGAAGATAAATCCGAGAGTGTAGAACACTAAAAGGGTGTAACCCAACCAAGCCGGAACAGGGTTAGCGGTCATTAAGATATCAGACATGATATGATTATTATGATGGTGATACAGATTATGAGTGTTTGAATAGTTTCTTTCTTACCTTTGGACCAAGATTCGTTACCATCATATTCTTTGTCAGCTTCTTTAATAGCTTTCCAAGTCATACCACCGCAATATGCGGAGTAACTAATAACGTTAACTGCAATCCAATGTAATAAGAAACGTATCATTTTGCCTCTATTTTTTCGATAATACGGCTGATTTTGGCAGCTGCATACCTGACTATATCAGGATTTTTAATCCCCCTCTTATTGATGGCGACCAATTTCTCCAAATCACGGTTCAAAGTTCTCTGTGCTACCAGAGTTTTATACTTTTCTTCGTTAAAAACCTCAATTTGATACTTAGAATTGAGGGGACGGAGAGTCCTGTCAGTCTTAATACCATTGTCGAGGGTGTAGATTCCCTTTTTCCTCTCCTTAATAGCCGTCTTTTCAAAAAAGGCAGGGCCTGTTACCAGTAGTAAATCACCAACTTTCATGAGTTTTGTTATTATTTAATGCAATATTATATAGATTATTCAACTTCCTTCAAGTACTGGACTATAACTGGGTCTTCTTTGTGTATAATTTTACGTACTGAACGGGAACTTTTTATGTTGAATTTCACTTGTAACTGTTGTACGGTTAAGTAAGTGTGTTTTTGATGATATTTGAATAATTCTACCTTCAACTCGTTACTATATTTTGCTACTGAATGTTTGTCACCTATTACTCCATAATATGGGTTTTTGGCTCCTCTTCTATCCCATAACCGATTTTCACCAGAAGCTTTCTTAATATTCTCAGATTGAGTACACCAGTATAGATTACTAACAGAATTGTTCAGAGGATTATTATCTTTGTGTCCTACATACGGCTTATTTTTGAGATTTGGTATGAAAGTTTTGGCAACTACTCTAGATATAGACCATATACGACCACCAAAATAACAGTATGCTCTTTTATATTTCCTATTTTTAGACTTACTCTCATAAATGGTCAGAGAGCATAGTTTACCCTTTTTATATACAAAAGCTTTACCATCAGTAGATACGTATAATCCAGCTGGATTATTTACAGGCTTAACCTCCATAGATATAGTTTTAGACTAATAGCAAGTCCAGTAATATAGCAAGACCTTCCGGTATATATTATATAAATCTATTTTCAATGAATGTTTTAGGTGTATGTGGAGCTCAAGGAGCTCTATTATTTGAGTTTAAGAAGCATCTTGTAGCCAATGTAGAGCCGAGAGCCGTATTTCACTCCAAAAAAGAAGAGCAATGGAAGCTCAATTTCGGAAATATACCCTTTATAAGGTCTTTGGAAGAGGTAAAAGCCCAAAAAATAGACCTAATACTCGGTTCTCCCTCTTGTGGACATAGCTCTGTATTCTCTTACTCACGTAAAAAATCCCTGGGTAAACCCCGGGAAGATGTCACCCTTAATTTATATCTTTCCAGTATTAAGAAGTTCAAACCAGCAGTATTTATGCTTGAGAACCTCCCAAAACTTCTAGATTTTATCCCTATCGGGGAATGGGAGCATAATTTACCCGATTACAAACTTATAGTGCACTGTCACTCCGTTACGGTATTTGGTAATTCCCAACAAAGTAGGAAACGTCTGGTATTGATAGGAGTGAGAAAAGACTCGAAAATCAATCCACAGATATTTGACCATACTTTTCAGGTTACCAAACCCAAGAATCTGTGTCAATTGAAGAGAGAGGTCAGGAGAGACCTAAACCATAGAGAAGCTGATGACAAAAAATTAGCCATGTATCATTATGCTGATAAATCTAAAACTACTCTAACCGTAGCTCAAGTAAGAAAGCTATGGAGAACTGAGTTCAAAAATGACTACAAGTGGCCTATGAGAACTCAGAAGATGAAGACTCTACCGGGAGTGTATCGTAATAGAAAGAGGAGTTACCCTTTAACTGTAAGACCATCATCAAGGCAATTCAATCCTCATGGAAGGATTATGGGACTTGAAGAGTATAGGGTGATTATGGGGTTTCCCAAAACTTTTAAGGTATATTTTGATAAGGATAATCCGACCTATTGGTTAAATAAGGGAAGGAATACCTTAACTAAAGGTTCTGTATATGAGGTTGGAATTTGGTTAAAAATGTGCCTTAAAAAGGCTAATATTTTAAGATAATCACCCCCCTCTTATATGCGTGCGTACTAATAATATACCTTAAGTAGTATATTATTAGTTATACATACGTACTTAAGGAAGGTATATGAAAAGAACAAATAACAAATACAGAAAATGAAAAATGTAATCTTGACCCTGGCCTTTATAATTATGGCCTTATCCATATTTTGGCTATGGAACAGAAATTCAGAATTAAGGCATGACTTAAAAAATTCTACCGAGCAACCAGATACGGTTTGGGTTAATAAACCTTTTGTACCAAAGGTAGAATTCCCTAAGATTCAATTACCTAAGATGGTATTCCTTTATCAGATTGATTCTATTCCTATCGAACGAATTGAATATGTGGACAGAGTAGTTACTATCATTCAAAAAGATTCAACTAAAATTGAATACAATGAATTGTTCCTGACCAATTATCCTAAAGCTCCTAAGTTATTGCAAATACTTTCAAACAGGGACAAACTATCTATCACTACATTCAATACGGATTGTAAGCTTACGACTGAGGAATATCCAGTAAACTATTCTCGTTATCAATACAACTATCTGGATGGTAAATTAACCTATAAGAAAACATCCTTCTTAAAAAGATTTAATCCCGTAGCTCAGTATACCATACGACCAGTACATAACTTCCATGATTTGGATTTAGGCTTGAAATACAATACCAGTAAATTTAATTATGAAGCCGGGTTGAATATCAACTATTATCCTAAACTTCGGGACAATTTAGGTCTCGACCCGTACCTAAGAATTTCATACAATTTCTGACATGGCAAGAAAGAAGACATTAGTTGAAGATGCAAGTCTTACACCTGAACAACTTAAGACATTGGTTCGGGTGATGAAAGACCCTTTCTTCTTTTCTACTTTCTGCTACGTGATAAACCCAGTGTTGGGTATGGTAAAGTTCTTGCTCTATCCCTTTCAGAAGGCAGTGCTATACCAATTCATGCTCAACCGGTTCAATATCATCCTAAAGTTTCGTCAGGCTGGTATTACTGAGCTAATCTCTCTCTACTGTCTTTGGTTAGCAATGTATCATCCTAACAAGAAGATAAACATTATCTCAATCAAGGATACCGTAGCAAAGAAGGTACTAAAGAAGATTAAATTCATGTACAAGAACCTTCCTTCATACTTGCAAGAGCCTATCATTAACGGTCGTGCAGGGGAGTTCGGTTCTGTATCCACTATAGAGTTTGCAAATGGTTCTGTAATAGAATCTATTCCAACCTCTGACCAAGCTGGTCGTTCTGAATCTTTGTCATTGTTGGTGATTGATGAGGCAGCAATCGTAAGATGGGCTTCAACTATCTGGGCATCAGCATTCCCTACTCTATCAACTGGTGGTGCTGCTATAGTAAACTCAACCCCCTATGGAGTAGGTAACTTCTTTCACGGTACTTGGGTAGATGCTATATCTGGAGGCAACCCATTCAATCCAATCAGATTGTATTGGCAGATGCACCCAGACCGGGATGAGAAGTGGTATGAAGAGATGTCTGCTGCTCTTGGACCCAAGAGAACTGCTCAGGAGATAGATGGTGACTTCTTATCATCTGGTAATACAGTATTCGACTTAGCTGATATTAAGGCTATAGAAGAATGTCTATTCGACTATCCTGTTATCAATACTCGTCTCAAAGGTCAGTATAAAGAGTTCAATGAACCCGACCAGAACAAAGAATACTTTATCGGTGGTGACTGTGCTACTGGTAGAGGTACAGACTACTCTGCTTTCACCTGTATGGATAAAGAGGGAGAAGAGGCTGCAGTATATAAGGGGAGAATACCATTGAACAAGTATGCCAGACTACTTGGAGATATCGGAGAGAAGTTCAACTTTGCTAAATTAGCACCAGAGACCAATGATGTTGGTATGACGGTAACTACCATACTTCAAGATGAAGGATATCCTAATCTATACTTCTATACTAAGCTCTTACGTAAGAAGAGGAAGAACAGACCTGAGGAAGATAAGTTCCCGGGATGGTTAACTACAACCAAGAATCGTTCTGTAATCATTGAGAACTTAGAGAAGGATATTAGGGAAGAGAACGTAATTGTAAAAGACCCGTTCTTCGTACAAGAAGCATACACATTTATCTATGATGGTGCCGGAAGACCTATTGCTCGTGGTAAGCATAGAATGAATAATTCATCAATGGACCTGGATTTGGAAGGTGAAACATATTCTGATGATGCGATATTCGGTAAGGCTATCACCAATCATATCAGGTCTCACAGTCCATCTGGTACTGTAGTAATTCCTCAGTAAGCATAAACCATTCAATATAACATGAAACTTAATCCTATAAGTTGGTTCACCAGGTCTAAGCCTGTGGAATCTCAGAACAAAGATGAGGGAAAGGGTTCAATAAGTCCGGGCAGAGTTTCTCAACCAGATGATGGTGTGGGGAACTCTGAACTCATTACCACTCTCAATGGTATGATGAACTTAGTTACCCCAACGTTCAGAACAGAACTAATACCTATCATTCGTGACCTGTACAAGATAAACCCGGACGTCAGCATTGCATTGCAGGACATGTTCAAGCTGTCGAATACAGGTCATACTATCGACTTCCCAAACAATACTCCAGAAGAGTCTACCAAGATGAGGGAGCACTTGAGGGATGTATCAAAAAAGTGGTCTAAGTATACGGCTGGTATTGACGGGTTAGTGAATAAATTCATAGTTCAGCTTCTCGTTGGTGGTGCTATATCAGTAGAAGGAGTACCAAACAAGAAGTTAACAGGACTGGAAACCATACTCTTCATAAAACCAGAAACTATAAGGTTTAAGAGAGAGAACAATGGAGTATATCACCCATATCAAAGAAACCCACGTTTGGTAGATGGTCTCAAAGATTCATTCATACGATTGAATACAGAGACCTATTGTTATGTAGGTATGTACAATGATACCGATGAACCCTACGGGGTACCTCCATTTATGTCTGCTTTGGATTCTATAGCTGGTCAGCATACCATGAGAAAGAATTTCAAACATATCATGGAGGTAATGGGTATGGTTGGTTTCCTTGAAGCTAAGATGGCTAAACCTCCACGTACTGCTGGAGAGAGTGAAAAAGCCTATGCTGCTCGTTTGGAAAGTACTCTAAGGAAGATGAAGACCAATATTGTTGGAGGTATGTCTGATGGAGTAGTGGTTGGTTACATTGATGACCACGAATTCGAACTAAGGTCTACTTCAGCTTCCATGCAGAATATAAACCTTCCCTGGAATATGAATCAACAATCTGTGGCAAACGGCTTGGGAGTAAATGGTTCTATTATCGGAGTATCTGCATCACAGAGTGGTACTGAAGGTGGAGCTGGTATACAGCTGTCTAAGATGATATCCCAGTTAAAGAATATCCAAACGTTGGTAATCTTTGTACTGGAGTTCTTTTATTCTCTAGAACTGCGCCTGGCTGGGTTTAACAACAAGGGAATCACTATCAAGTTTGGAACTTCAACTGTTTCAGACGATATCAAGTTACAACAGGCTCGTGAATACCGTGCTCGGGTAAATGTAACCTTGTACAATCAGGGTATAATAAGTCAGGACCAGTTTGCACGGGATATGGGCTATGAAACCCCAGACCAACCAGAACCAAGAACTCCAGTAGAATCCGATGATTCAGAGGGGACTGGTGATTCAGATACCGGTCAGAAGAAAAAGAAACGGGAAGACGATAAAGATAAGTCAGACCGTAGAACCCGTGATAAAGCAAATCCTAATCCCAAAAGGAAAGACCAAGACAGTAAACCAAGATAAATTATGCCAATGACTCAGCAGAACACCGATGTAATGGTGTTAAGTGCAGCTCATAGCTTGATGGTATCAGATGTGCCAGAAATAGTTATAGATGCTCACTCTCTCTCTGAAAACTTCTATAAGGGCACTGTCAACTTCAGTGAAGACCCTAAGAAGTCCCTGGAAAGGTTTGGTATGTGGGGAGGCACTTTGAATGTCAACCAGTTCATGCCAGAAGTAACTCCAGAAATGTTAAATCCAAAGGACAGTGACTTTATAGAGCCAATGTTCCGAATGCTTTCTGCCGCAATAGTGGCAAGGAAGTATAATCCTACTGAGTTTCCCGAAGCAGTACTGAAGGAATCAATGCCATTGTTGGTAGGTCAATCAGTTAACCTAGACCATGAAACGGATGTGGCTAATGCCATTGGGGCAGTTAAGTCTGTAGAGTGGCAAGAAGCTTATCAGGATGAAAAGACCGGGATAATTATCCCTGCTGGTATCAACGGTATCATGAAGATAGACGGGCTTTCAAATCCTCGTATAGCCCGTGGTATTCAAATGGACCCTCCGTCCATACATTCTAACTCTGTAACTGTAGAGTTTGCATGGGAACCCTCTCATGTATTTGAAGATATATGGGAGTTCTATTCTAAACTTGGTACCTATAACGAGAATGGAGAGTTGATTCGTAGGGTTGTTACCAAGATTATTTCTTATAAAGAGACATCTCTGGTATGGCATGGGGCAGACCCGTTCGCCCAGCTTATCAAAAGCGGTAAGTTAAACAGTCCTGCTTATGCAGGAAGTCAGTATTATTCTTTCTCTGAAGAAAAAGCTGCCGAAGCAAATGATCCAGCAAAGAGGGTATCTATGTTCGACTTCAAGGTTCTTTCTGAAAAAGATATAAAGTACAATACCACCCAATCTAATAATGAAAAGGGTGCCGGAAAGGGTAACCACAATAACCAAACAAATAAAACAAACATGGACAAAGAATTGCAGCAAGTGCTGGCGAGCCTCTTTGGTGAAAATCTTTTGACCCTTTCTGAAGGTCAGGAAGTTTCGGCAGAGCTGGCTATCACCCAGATTAAAAACCTGGTACAGCAGAATCAGAGCCTCACAGAGGCCGTGGCTTCCAAAGACACCGAGATTCAGACTCTTAAAGAAGAGAAAGCAAATCTCGAGAAGGATGTAGAGTCTTACAAGGAAGCAAAGAAAAACTGGGACGGTCATATCAAATCCTTCCGTGAGGAGACGGTGGCTGCCTACAAGAAAGTTTCCGGCGAGGAGAACGTAGACCAGAATATCCTGGCACTCCTGGAGAACGAAGGAACTACCATGGAGACACTCAGTGCTCTGCGTAAGACCTACGATGCACAGCTGGAGGACAAATTCCCGATGCACTGCAACCATTGCGGTTCTCAGGACGTGGGCCGGGCATCTTCTATCAATCCGGGGGGAGAAGATGAAACGAAGAACGGAGACAAATCCACTCAGGCAGTTGCCCAGGCTTTGGCCGACCGGAAACTTCGAGGAGAAAAGAAATAACAGAGAAAGTAACTTAAATTTCAAATTAAATTATGGCAGACTTACACAAAGTGGGTTCCCGAACCCCGCAGGCTGTGATTTACAAAAGTGAATCTCACAAGCTTCATCAGGCATTCCCGGTAAAGAAAAACGATATCATCGTTCAGGGTCAGCCTGTAAAACTGAACAACGACGGTACAATCTCTCCGTATACCGGGGCAGAGGGCGAAATGTATATCGGTATCGCTATCGGCTATAGTAAGTACCCTGCATATCCTCCTACGGCAGATGGCGTAGAGGTAACGGTCATGGTCCAGGGTTACACAGTTATTCACGGTATCGCAAAAGCCCCCATAGCTACTACTGGCTATGTTCAGACAGACGGTACACTGGATGACAGTGGTACATATCCTAACTACAGTCCGTCGGCTTCGAATGCCGAGACTCCTTTCCTGGCCATCAACACGGCAGAGGCGGGCGAACTGGTACGAATCCTTGCAAAATAACAAGAAAAAAAAACATTTTATAACATGGCAGAAAAAACTTTCACTCGGGACCAGTACTTAAAGGAGCTTCCCGAAATCGTAAAGAATATGGACGGCTTCCGACAGGGAAGCAACAAGAGTCTCCCGGTAGACATTCATCTGGGTGATATGCTCCAGGAGAAATACGGCATTACCAAGGAGGATTACTTCAAAGCCGTCGGGTTCAATCCCAAAGTCGACACGATGGAGAATATATACTCCATGCCGAATCCCGAACTCCGCTGGCTCGTTCCGGAGATTGTCCGTGAGGCAATCTATCTGGGTATGCGTGAAGCACCGTTCTATCCCAACATCATCGCATCCGACCAGCCTATCAACGGGCTGACCGCAATCATGCCGCTCGTCAACATGTCCGACGCTAACCCTGCACGGGTGAACGAGGCCGAGACCATTCCTCTGGGTACCGTATCCTTCGGCCAGAAGTCGGTCAACCTCTTCAAAATCGGCAAGGGTTTCAAGGTTACCGACGAGGTACGAAGCTATGTATCGATGGACGTAATGGCAATCTTCCTTCGTGACTTCGGCGTTCAGCTGGGTTATGCAATGGATGCTCTGGCCATGGATGTCCTCGTAAAGGGCAACAAGCTGGACGGTTCGGAATCGGCCCCGGTCATCGGTGTGGGAGATACCACAAAGGGTATACAGTATCGTGACCTCCTCCGGGTATGGATTCGAGCATCACGCCTCGGCCGTCAGTTCCGTACCATCATCGGCGGTGAAGAGCAGGCACTCGACCTTCTCGACCTCCCCGAGTTCAAACTGCGTTCGTCGGGTACTACCGATGCCCGCCTGAACCTGAAGACTCCGGTTCCCAACTCGGCAGACTTCTATATCCATGGTGGTACTCCGGCAGACGAGGTAATGCTCGTAGACCCGGCAGCAGCCATGATAAAGCTGACTGCAAAACAGTTGATGCTGGAGTCGGAACGTATAGTTTCGAATCAGACCGAGGCTATCTATGCTTCGCTGACGACGGGCTTCTCGAAGATGTATCAGGATGCTTCCATCCTCATCGATGCGACGAAGGATTTCGCTACCAACGGATTCCCCGACTACATGGACGTAGACAAGTACCTGACCGGTATCATCGAGTAACACCCAACAACTCAAACCTGGGGGCGGCTTAATACCGCCCCCTTAACTAATTTAACTATGGCAAGTAAACGATATGTAAAACTGAGTCCTAAGGCAAGTATCTTCTATGACCAGGCCTCAAAGATTAAGGTTCTCCGCAAAGATGTTGTGGAATTAACCGACAAGCAGTTTAATCTGCGGGTTATCAAAGCAGCCTTGGCAAACGGATATCTCATCGAGGCCAAGGCCGAGGAATTCAAGGCACCCGGCCAGAAAGAAAGCTCACCTGCTCCCAAGAAAGAGGTTGACCTGGAAGCAGTTCGGAAGAAGTTCGATGAACTCGTGGAAGCTGAGGAAGCTCCCGAGAAAATCAAAGAACAGTTCAATACTGAAGAGCTGAAGGCTTTGGCTATCTCCTTGGAGATTGAGCCGGAGGATGGTGACACTAAGCTTGACTTGGTAAATGCTATCCTCGATGAGCTGAAGGACGAAGACGACGAGTAAACTATGAAAGAGGTAGATTTTTTATCTACCGTAGTTGGACTCAATGCAAGGTTTAGGGGATTCGCTGATGAACTACCCCACGACTTTACAGTAACATGGGTATTCGGTGATGGGAAGACAGAATCACACGTTGGTGTGGTAACTGCTTCCCATTCTTATGAAGCTTCTGGTGACTACGTGGTCAAGATGACCATAACTAATAATGTCGGAGGAGCTGCATTATCTAAGACTCAGGTTATTGGGGTTAGTGAAGAGGTAAAGACCCAGTTGCCTGGCAGTATATACGAGCTGATAGACACTTATATCCCTGAGGATATCTTCGGTAAGCTTACGCTTAAAGAGAAGCAACAGTTTATTGAAAAATGGCAGCTGTATATTCAGCCGCTAGTAAATCACGAAGTACCCATAGAGGAATTTAATAATGAGTTGTATTACGAAGCTCTAGAAAACCAGCTAATTATGGAATTGGCAGCCTATGATTACATGGTAGTGCAGATTTCATTGATGGTTGGTGCCACTGCAGAATCAGTTAAAGAGAGTAACTCATCCTCTACATCCGAATCCGAGTCTTCAGAGTCAAGCAGAGGTTCAGGTGAGGTTAAGAGAATACAAACAGGTCCAACTGAGGTAGAATTCTTCAACGATACCGACTCTGAATCTAAAACTTCATCCAATGTTATAAAAGCAATGCAACCAGGTGGGATAATCGATATTCTAAAACAAAATCTGTGTATGCTTGCTGAAAGACTTTCCATCTACTTACCTATTTGCCGAACGGTGAAGAAAGTAGTAGTTCCCAAAGTAGTCAACCACCGGAGGCCAGGACCATTAGATGGTCCAGACCCAGGCTTCCCTGTAAAGAAATAGGGTATGTCACGGAGGAAAAGAATTACAAAAGGAGTATGGGACAGATACAAGGCCATTGTAAATGACTTTGTTGAAGTGGATGCAGGTAAACAACCTCTAATCTGGTTAAAGAGATTTGACCAAATTCTGTCTTACGGTGAAGATACTGGTAATAACTACGAACCGTACTTCCTGGACGGATTGATTCAGTACAACTTCATAAGAACTTGGCCTTCATTAAAAGAGACTGTTTCAGGTGAACTGGACGGTATCAATATTGTGTTATATGTAACTAAGAGGTCACTTGAAGAAAATGGACATTTAACCAAAGAAGGTTATTGGAACTTTGACTGGGCACAAGATAAGTTCGTAATCAATGGTAAGGTCTATTCACCCACAGGTGATACTCAGGTTGCTCAGGCACATGATGAAGCTTTGCTCTTTTTTGTAGTACTGAAGAGAGAAACTCCAGAAGAGACAAAAAAGATACTCTCCTACATGGAGAACATCGATAAGTATGTAGAGTTAACTAAGTACATCCTTGAATTAAGTGAAATGAATAACTATGAGGATGAAACTACCGTTAAGACTAATACTAACTTTAAAGTTAAACCTTTATAAAAATGGCTGAAGTAAAACAGAACGGTGTAGTAGTCAATCCTTCGACAGGTTCTGGGGATACCACTCTTCAGGTAAAAGCCGAAGTTGCCAATCGTGGTAATCGTGTAGCCCAGACTGCTACTTTCGAAGTAGAGGCAGCCGGTGTGGTAGAAAAGAAACAGTTTGTGGCAAATCACGTGCCTGCAGCTGAGTTTATCTAGTTCGACAATGTAAGTCCAGCAGTGGATAAGGGCGGTGGTGCAATAACACTTACCGGTAAGTCGAATACTTTGAGTATAACTTTTAGCAAAGGTGTTGGTGATATTATCGTTGCAGATATATCTGCAATCCAATTCCAGGCAAACGGTTTGAATGCAACCTCAGGTACAGCTATTTCTGGTGACCCTGGTGCAAAAGCAAAATATGCTTTTAGCCTGACATTGACTGCATCAGCTAACGAAACCGTCGAAGCCCGTACACAGCAGATTATTGCTACGGCAAGCGGTGGTCAGAAGGCAACAGCCACTCTGAACCAGACTGCTGGTGACCCATTCATCGAAGTTACTCCGACTACAATAGATGTGCCTCAGGATGGTTCGGCAGTTCAGGTCACTGTGGACACCAATACTACATTTACTGTTACTCCAAAAGCATAGGGCTAAGGACTATGGGTATAGATGGGTGGGATATCCCACCCATCTATATCGCTAAATTTAATAATTAACGTATGGCAGAAATTACTATACCTTGGGATGACGGCTCTGGTGATAATTTTTACATGGAATATACCGGAAGTGGAGGAAGTTATGAAACCATAATAACTTCAGACGCCAACTTTACTGGAGTAGAGAGAAGGAAGACTTTGGTATTTAGGACTACAACTGCTGCAGTAGCCACTGCCCAACAAGCCGAGGCTTATCTCACTGTAATTCAGAGGACTGATGGTTTAATTGTAGCTACTTTCTCCAACATATTATCTATATATGATGACCAGAAAGCTGGATATATACACTAATATCAGAAGGTAACATATCTTAGATCTCTATTAGAGAACTACGTAAAAACTCCAGAAGACGAGAAAATACCATTAAAAGAAGAATAATATATGGCAGAATTTCATGAAATTGGTAGTTATCAGTTTACTGAGGTAACTCCCACCGGTAACGAGCAGATTCAGATATCGGCCACACAGAAAACTAACTTGCAGAAGATAGCAAACCTTTTCAAGGCTATGCCTGCAGTATTAACTGGGTTCACACCACTCAAAAAGGGAACCCCTACAATAAGTAAAACATCTACCATATTACAGGCTTTTCAAGCCTTATATCAGTTAGTAGGTGGAGCAAGAACTAAAATCTTGGGTACAAATGGTAATACCGTAGGATTTGTATCATGGACTGATAGCTCAGTCTATGGTATACTGTTTGATGTAGAACAAGAGAAGATATATGTCAAGAGTAGTTGGTCAGTTACCAATCCGAGCAGTCTTACGGATGATCAGTGGATAGCTGGCATTAGATTAGGTAAAGCTATATCTATGGAAGGTGGCGGGAGTATTATGGATATACTCATGACTGGTTGGACAGCTTTAACCAACTTGCCTGATAAGAATGATTTACCTATATTGGCTACGGATACTTTACACAGGGCTATTCAGAAATTGTCTGCAGGTATACTAAACAACGGTTTAATTAAAATAGTAACAGATGGTTATTCACGTATAGGTATTATAATGTACAACGGCTATAACTATGACACTGGTTCATTTATATATTTTGATACCGAAGCACAAAAGTTTGGTTGGGGATTCGAAAGTGTAAGTAACAGTTATATAGAGTCAAAAACGGACGTTGAAATATTATCCTATATGAGTGGTCGGGGTAATAGGGTTGTTTGGGGCCTTTCTATGCAACAATTACGTGGGCTTTCATCAACGGGTAACATAGCACTGTCAGGTTCATATTGTGTAGAGTATATAGGTTCAAACCCTAAACCAACTATATCAGTGCTGGGAAGTAGCTTTAGTGAAAAAGCCCCAACTGCATCAGTGATAGTACCATATAATATAAACCCCACATGGATTACTGAGAAGGGGACAACGTTACACAAACATCAGAACTATGATGATGTGGTACCTACTTCTGGTTACAAGGTATACACCGTATTTTGTCAAATGCTGGGGTCACGAAGACATGCCTTTATAAATGTGGCTCCATATAACTAAACTATAAACTATGAACATTACAAAACTCGGATGGCTATACATTGCGTTAGCCATAGCATCGACAATCATCTTCTCTTGCATCTGGAGATGGCTGGACAACGGGCTGTTATCATTATTGCTCATTTTATATTCGATAGTGTATTTCATTGTCGGATATTTTGCTCACTATCTCAAAGTAAAGGCATATATTAAGAAAGAATAGGCAATGTCCAGTATCTCGAAAGAACATCAACATAAAACTAAGTTTGGTAAGTTCTTGCATACTCTGGTGCATATCATTTTGTATATTTGGCAACTACCTCAAAACCTGGCCGGACTTATTTACATAATAATCCTGAGAGGAGAGAAAATAATCTTAAAACAAAGAAGCACTGCTTTCTATGTAGCTCCCACAATGAATGGTGGTGTAAGTTTAGGAAATTATATCCTCCTTTCAGAGAAGACCGGATTAAAGGAACCAGTATATGACCATGAATTTGGTCATTGTATTCAATCCCGAATATTAGGCCCATTATATTTACCCACAGTTGGTTTATGTAGTGGACTACATTGTATGTTCCATAACAGTGCTCATAACTATTATGACTTTTGGACAGAGAGATGGGCTAACAAACTCGGGGGAATCGACGGTTATGCTGGAGAGTTCCATTATCACAAGGATGGTATTATAAGGACTGCTTACTCTGAACTGAAAGCTTTTTACGATAAACATTTTTAATACCAATGGCAAGGAAGGTAAATATCACACTTCCCAAAGTATCTGACCTTGTACTTCAGGTAAAGCTAAATGGTGAATGGCAAAAGGTAGAATCTTTAGTCAGTAACCTCGGGCCAAGTATGCAAAGGGGATATGATAAAGCCGTGAGTAAATTCTCTCAAAACCTCCTTGCAATCGTAAAGAAGTCATTAACTTTGGGCATACCGCCGATGGGTGGTGGAGTAACTTGGCAACCATTATCTCCAGCTACCATTGAAAGGTGGGGACAACATCCTATTTATAACCTGACTGGTCTCTATTCGAGGTCAGTTGGGTTATATAGGTATAAATCGAGGGTTCTAATAGGATTACCGATTGGAACCAGACGCTCTTCTCAGAAGAAGCTAACACTAAACCAACTAGCCATGATGTTGGAATTCGGTTCCAATGATGGTAGGATTCCACCCCGTCCAGTTTGGGCACCGTCTCTAAAGGCTGCTGGTGGTAAGAATAAACTCAAGCAACTTATCCTAACGGAGATACGTAAAGAACTTCAAAAATATGGTGTAAGACCCAATCAAGTAAAATGGTAAATTCTCAGGAAATTATAGAGAGGTCCATATACGTGGCTTTATTAAACATGGCCATCAAGTTGGGCTACACTATAAACCCAGAAGACTATCTTCCAACCAGTGCAGTAAATGCTGAACGGTTTAATGAAGACCTAAAAAGAATTACTGACGAAAAGGGTTTCTACGTCAGTATATTCGGAGTAGGTAATAACCACTCTAAGGGTATAAAAGAAACCCCTCGTATAGTAGTTGATTCCGAAGGATTTTATCCTGGAGATATTGGACTACCGAGACAAATAATCGAGAAAGAAGAGGGCATAGGTTATACAGCAACAGAAGTACCCTATGAAACCCTATCACAATACATGAACATAAGATTGTGTGCTCACTCTGCAGAACCCATGAGATTGTTGCATCAAATTATGTTCTGGGCAATTCCCCAAAGAGGGTACCTAAAACCCTACGATGAACCCAAGTTCCTATTCACAGGGAATATATTCCTCAGGATAGTTAACTTTTATAATATGCCAGATTTGGAGAACGGGTTGATGGAAAAGGTATACCAATTTGAAGTACAGGATTGCCTCTTAGAGGGTAATACTCCTCCAGAGGTAATTACTCCTATAAAAGATATTTCTGTACTTCTAGAGAATGCCGATTACACTCTGAAGGTTCCCCAAGGAGCCTGACCCACCGATACCTCCCATCGACCATGATTCTTACTTGATGGTAAGTGGAGGTGGCTTCTTTTTTACTATCATAACCTTAATCAATAATTATATGCCACAGACTCCAAGAGTAAGGTTCAACTTTAAGAACTTGAATGTACAATCGAGTGTACCCCTGCTTGGTGTAATCAATGTAGTAGCTCGTACTACTAAGGGTCCATTTGAAGACCCTCAGGAATTGATTGCAACTCCCTCACAGTTCACTCGGATCTTTGGTTCGGAAATAGTTCCGGACGGTTCGGTATCAAACATCATGAAAGCCCTTGAAATGGGCGCAAAAGTCCGGGTATCCCGAGTAGCTGGAGCTGGGGCTTCTTATGGTTGGGCAAAGCCTATGTCGGTAACACCGACTGGTAGGGCGGTACCATCGGTATCAGTACCAGATGGCTCTTCGGTAATTTCCATTGTAATATCTGACCCAAGCGGAGCTGAGAATAGTCTGTCAATGCACATGGCTATCCGTACTCGTGAAGCCGGTTCCCCTGTGTTGGATGATACTGGGGTTAATCTCGACCGTCCTTTCTACCTGAAGTTGAACGTATCCACCGAACCAACACTTCGTGCCAGCATTATTCAGTACGGTGGCCGGGATGATACTACCAATATCCCGACTTATGACAGCATGCTCAACGAAATGCTGTTCTTCTCGGCAGTATCTGCAAACACTTCTGATGGAGTAACTAATCCCTCGATAAATGTAAATACATTGCAGAACTTCCTGGACAATGCCCCCAACATAACTTTCGAAGCAATTCAGGGTAAGGCAGGAGACGGTCAGGGTACAATGGCAAACCTGGCAACAGGTATACAGACAATGGAAGATATCATATCCATTCTTCGTCAGTTCTCCAACTGGAACTCGATGATTGCTATAGGTAAGATATCTAGTGGTACGGTAGATGCCGATGAGGTTTCTGACACAAACGTATACATGCAGTGCTCTGAGGGTAATGCCGGTGCTACTCCAACAGCTGAGGAGTGGTTATCTGCATATCAGGCCAGCAAAGCATACTACGAGGCATACTCTGTAATACTCTCTCATATACATCAGCACTTGCCAACGGATTATACTAAGGTATACATCTCAGCAGCAGCCGATGTACATAACACATTCGAGAACATGCTGTATGTGGAAGTGCCCAAGTATGCTCCCGATACTCGTATTCCGACAACCCCAGAAGAGACTCTTTCAGCACTGAAGACTCTGGTACATACCATAGGTGCAAAGAAAGAAGTAGCATACTTCGGTGGTGGTATCAAGTACTACAACGAAAACGGTTCTCTCCAGAAATGCGATGTGCTCGGTTCAGTAATTGGACTAGATGCTATCTGTGCTTCAACTTTCGGACCATGGTATTCATTCTCTGGTATGAATCGAGGTGTAATTACTTCAGCTCTCGGTCCAGTGATGAAGAACCTGGGCGGACCTGCTGAAGTAGATACTCTCAATCAGTTTGCCCAGTGGTACATGAACCTGTTCGTAATCAAGAACACCAGAACCCAGGGTCAGCGTACTATGCTCTGGCATGGTTTCACTTCGAACCCCGTAGACGATTCGGAGAAATTCATCTCCATAGTTCGTCTCAATCTCTATCTGAAGAAAAACCTCCGGCCGATTCTGGAGAGCTACATCGAAGAGCCCAATACCTTCGAGACGTGGAAACTCATTTACCACGAAGCAAAAGAAATTCTGGATGACCTGCAGACCCGCAATGCCATCACTTCTTATGAGTGGATAGGTGACCAGGATGCTCAGAGTTACGAAGAGCTTCAGATAAACAATGAGGCCGACGTTCGCCAGGGTAAATATCGGGCTCAGCTGAAGTACAAGGAGGTTGTTCCAATGCAGGATATCGAAATGGATGTTATCATCGACATTGCTGTAAACAAGAGCACCGGTGAAGTATCCGTCTCTGCCCAGAATAACTAACAAATAAATACGATAAATACTATGGCAGGAGCTAAAGTAAAAAATCCGAGGAAGAAGTTCTTATGGCAAATCATATTTGTCAAGCATCCCATTAACCCATACCTCTTTCAGAAGGTAACTGTACCCGAGATAAGTATCGAACAGGTTGCACACGGGGATGTAAACTACGATGTAAAGACCGGTGGCAGGGTATCAGTAGGTAACTTAACTGCATCCAAGCTGGAGACAACTTCTGGCTCAGATACCTGGTTATGGGACTGGCTGATGTCAGTACAGGATATGCTACTCGGGGGAGGTTTAACCCCAAGTCAGTACAAGGAAACCGTACTCATCAATGAGCTGGCCGAGGATGGAGTATCTATCCTTAATTCCTGGACTTGCACCGGAGTATGGCCTTGCAAGGTAAACGGACAGGACTTAGACCGAATGAGTTCGGACAACACTCTGGAGGATTTGGAGTTCTCAGTAGATACCTGCGAGAAGCTGTAATAGTGAATCACCAAGGGAGAGCTCAGCAATGAACTCTCCCTTTTTCGTTATCTAAGACTATATTCAGAAGAATACACTTAACAACTCAACAACATGGAAGACCAAACACTTTATGGTAAGAAACTTACCTTCAAACTCCCCAGTGGTTACGAGGTAACTATAAGGGAACAGAATGGAGAGGATGATGATATCCTTTCTAATCCGGTAGATGCCAAAAGCTTTATGAACATATCAAAGTTCATTGCAGGCATTGTAACTGATACCGATATAACAGCAACTCGATTGCTTACACCCGAAGATGTGCAGAAAATGCCTTCACTCGATAGGTATGCAATTATGGTAAATTCACGGGTGTTTTCTCTCGGGGAAATACTTGACTTCAGGTATACCTGGGATGGTCCGGCAGAGGGTCAGATTCGGGAGGTGGATTACGAAATAGACCTTCGTGAAGAGTTCCTTTTCGATTACGGTGTAGTTCCAACTATGGAAGAGATGGAAGCAAAACCCAATGCTATTCCATTCTACCCGGTACCCAAACAAGGCTCGGGAATACAGTTCACCACTAAAAGTGGGAAAGAGATGTGCTTCGACCTTCTCAATGCCAAAGGAGAAGCCTATGTCTTAAACCTTCCTGCTAGTGAACGTACCAAAAATCAGGAATTGGTTGCCCGTAACCTCAAATTAAAGGTTGGTGACAACTATGAACCTGTAAAGAACTTCCGGATGTTCAGCCCAAAAGATATGATGGACATAAGGTCTGCTATCAAAGGGTTTGACCCCCTATTCCACGGTACTACTCAAATAGAAGACCCTGAAACGGGACAGAAGATTATGGTACCCGTGATGGCGGTGGATAATTTTTTCTACCCACGGGAGAACTAGAAGATGTATATCTATACATTGTTAAAGCTAATATTAGTATTGACTTTAACACTCTAGCAAAGCTCCCCTGGCGGCGAAGGAAGAAATTTATAGAAGCCGCCGAAGCATATTACGATGCACTTGAGAAAGAGCTGCCCAAAGGAAAGTAGGGCAGCTCTCTTTTGTTCGATAAATCTGAAACTATATGGCTTTTACAAGTGGTAGTCCTTCTGCAGGACAACTCGAGATAGGTGTGGCTCTTGTCCTTCAAGATAGGTTTTCAAACCAAGCAAGGGAAGCTAGCTCAGTTATCAGAGGTTTACATAGGGATGCTAAAAATGCTGTACAGGCTAACTTAACCGCAGTTCAGTCGTACGCTAATATGGCAAGTGGGGTGGCCAACTCGATAGTATCGACATTAACCACTACTATTGCAACAGGAGCTGATTTCATCGATATGATGACTTCAGTAGGAGCTATATCAGGAGCTACCGAAAATCAAATGTCTGGATTATCTGAAACTGCTCAGACATTAGGTTTAAGGACCATGTTCATGTCAAGGGATATAGCTTCAGGTATGAAATACTTGGCAATGGCCGGTAATGATGCAAACCAGATTCAGCAGATGATTACTGGTGCAGCTATGATGGCCAATGCCACAGGCATGGAGTTGGGAGGTAAAGGAGGTACAGCTGACTTACTAACCAACATCATGAGGACCTTCAAGTTAGAGGGTCAACAAGCTGCAGGTATTGTGGGTGACCAGCTTACTAAGGCTGCCATGTCATCCAACGTATCTATGACTGACTTAGCCGAATCAATACGATACTCGGCTGCATCAATGGTAACTTTGAAACAACAGTTACCACAAGTAGCTGCTATGATAGGTACTCTGGGTAATGCGGGTATTCAGGGTTCTATGGCTGGTACTTCTATAAGGAACATGGCAGACTACCTTACTCAGTCATTAACCAACCCTAACTTTAAGGGAGCTAAAGCACTTGCTAAGCTTGGACTGAGTAAACAGGATTTTGTAGATGCTAATGGAGACCTTCAAGACTTTGCTCTGATTCTGCAGAAGATAGGTGATGCTACAAGTAACCTGGCTTCTATTGACCAGAATGCAGTATTCAAGAGTATCTTCGGTGTACGTGGTATGCGTGCTGCAGTTGCCATCATGCGTGATACTGAAGGTTACTTCGACTTGTTAGATAAGATACAAAACAACTCTGCAGGTTTTGCTGAAGAGGTAGTAGGAAAACGAATGGAAACTCTTGCAGGTAAGATTGATATAGTTCAATCTGCTGCAGAGAACCTTATGACTACTTTCAGTGAGGCTTTGGGTAAGAATCCTATTATTATGGGATTCCTCGATATGATAGGTTGGGCAGTATCACAGCTTCGTGACTTAATGGCAACTCCATTTGGTCCATGGATAGCTGGATTTGCTGCTATAGCTGCAGTGGGATTAAAAATAGGCTCTATATGGATGGGGCTGAGAGCACGCTGGTTATTGTTAAACGGTGACTCTCAAGTTTCATTCAAAACCATGATAAGGTTAATGATGGGTGGATGGTCTCAGGCTACTATGTCTGCCCAAGGTTACTTAAACATGGAAAGAGCTATCATTGCTCAGAGAAAAGCTGGTATAGGAGCAAGTGCTGCTACTGTTGCAGGAATGGCTGGTTTACCAGGTCATTTTTACAATGGTAATGTTCCAGCAAAGATGGGAGCTAATGGTAGATATTATGCTCAGACTGGTAGAGGAGCTTCTGGATGGACTCCAGTGCCAGCTGCCATGGTAACTACTACCAATGCTGGTAAGATGACTCGAGGTTTAATGGGTACTGCGGCTGCAGGAGCTGCGAGTGCTGCATCTCGTGGAGCATTAGCTTCTGTAGGTAGGGGTATACTGGGATTTGGTTCCCGATTACTCGGACTATTCGGTGGTCCACTTGGATTAGCCATTACCGGTATATCCATATTCGGACCAATGATACACAGTGCTATCAAAGGTAATAAATCCGCTCAAGACGAAAACACAAGAGCTACCAATGACTTAGCATCTGCCATCAAAGCTAGCCGAGAGGGTTATAAACAGAAAGATAATTTACAAGCATTAACTCTCCAAGAGATAAGGTGGTTGGTACAGATGTTAGGAGTATACACTGATAAGCTTAATAACCAGGGTAACAGAGGAACTCACTTGACTATCAATATGGATGGTAAGAAGTTCTTGGAAGAGTACCTTGGTGAAAGAGACTCAGAGATAAACGTAGCTGCTGGAGTAAACTAATAAATCATGGCATCACTAATAGGAAAACCATTAGGAAAAGTAGCTCAAGAAGTAGCTGATCTTGAGCAGGGGAGAATATTCCAATCTCCTCTAAATAAAGTATGGAGAGCCCTGATACTCATAAACAGGGCTACTTCTCCAATGGCTAAGGCAGAACCTAATAAGTTAGGTAAAGCCTATGACGCAAAGAATCTACATGTAGCCAGAAAAGGTTCATTCTCTTTAGCCCAGGCTCAGGACCCATGGACTCAAAATCGTATAGCTGCCGAAACAGCTGGAGTTTCTCCTGAACAGATTCTTAAGGCTAAGTCTATAGATTATACTGTAGCTAACAAGTTAACTTCTGAACTGATAAAGAATGACATTGTTATTGCTAACCTGAATGTATCACCAGCCGTAAGTTTAGTGATTCAAAACAGGCCTGACAGATTACGAGTAGAACCTAATGCTACTTGGGCTGCAGTTAAATCCATGGGACGTAATAACCCCTTTTATTTCTACACTGGTGGAGAAGATACAATAACATTCGACATCTCTTGGTATTCAGTAGATGTTGAACACCGAGATGATGTGGTGAATAAATGTAGACTGCTTGAGTCTTGGGCAAGAGCCGATGGTTATTCTGCATCACCTCCTACCCTAAGAATTCAGTGGGGTAATTCTGGATTATTCGAAGATGACCTTTTCATACTGGCTTCAGCTCCATACGAATTAACTCATTTCCAAAATGCAGCTCGTATGAGGAGAAGGTATGATAATGACCCAGAGACTGGTCAGAGGATTACAAATACTGTAAGTCAACCTTTTGACCTTAAGTTACTCCCTAACTGTGCAACCCAAACACTCACCTTCAAAAGGGTAACTAAAAACAACCGAACTTGGGAAGAAATAATCCCCGCTAGTAAGTTGCAATATACGCCTGGAGTAATCTATGATGGTGGGGAAGTAAATTCTCTAGAAAACTATGATACAGAGAGAATAGGCACACAAAATTAAATAATTATGGTTACTATTCCAGGAACAAGTCCTTATGAGGACAGTTATGTAATAAAGTTCCCAGACGGGGATGTATCTTTGGAAAGGAATATATCTGCAATATCTTCAGACCATATAATCCATTCAGTACTGGAAGGAGAAACAATCCAAAACATTGCCTTCAAATACTATGGAGATTCTGGGATGTGGGGAGTAATTGCAGACGCAAATGATATTCTCAATCCTTTCGAGGATGTCCATGAGGGTATGGAGTTAATCATACCGAATTATGGAGGATAGTAAACCCATTCTCGTAAACGGTAATGGTACTCCATACCTTGCCATATTCGATGGAGCTGGCTCTCCTATTATGGACGAGTTCAATGGCATTCCAATCGGTATGGAAGTCGAGAACTTCAACTATAAGTATACAGAAGGTAAAGGAGACAAAGGTAAGTTTACTATAGTAACTGACTTTGTAGGAATAGTGGACCATCCCTCTTTACAATTCAAGATGCCTTTGAAGATACAATGGGGATGGATATTTAGTGACAGCTCTTTCAAATCCAGTCCTGTAAGATTGGTCAACATCAAGAATCATCAGATAGAGTTTACACCAGAAGGAGTAAAGTTTACCATAGAATTTGCCGATGCAAAGATGTTCTTGGAAGCCGAACCTTCAAAATTTGTGGGTAATAAAACTGAGTACTTGGAGGTATTCAAGGAATTAGCCTTGGGTAAGATGCCTTTAATTCTAATGGATTACTCTCAGAAAGCTGGTACAGCTCTGGTAATAACCGATAACCAACCCTGTGATGGCAAAACAGAGCAAAGAGAAAAGTAAGCCTTGCTTACCTTGTTACACAAGAATACAAAACCTAAAGGAAATAGATGATGGGTTAGTAGGAGTAAAGATACTTGAATTGACTCCCGAGAACCTCTCTAAACCTCATGAGGACCCTCATAGGTATAAGTTACAGACTATACCGGCTACTTTTGCAGAAGGTACTGCAATAGTAGGTTCGGCTACATTCTTAAACAAGTACTCTCAGTTAGTTGGTATAGCTAAGGCTATGTCAGGAGGTCCTAACTTTGTAGATACTCGTGATAACAAGATAGAGATACACAATGGAAAGCAGTCTGGTAAAACGGTATTTGCATATACTTATGCGGGTGGAACCGGAGAACTACTAGAGTTTAGGGTCCAAACTAAATACGTACAAAGTATAGAAGCTGGTAAAGCTTCAAGTATAGACCCTGATACTAAAACTGTGGAAACGGAGGTAGTTCAATGTATACCTACCAATGATGACCCATGTAAGCCAGACGCCTATGTAAGAAAGAATAAGCCTGAGATACTTATGGAGCCAAGGGATGTTACTCGAATGGCAAAGGTTGAAAGGGCTATAGTACCAAGTACTTCTACATGTCGTAAGGTAAATAATCCATCTAAAAACCATCCCGTATATAGCTCCATAAGGGATGCTAAACAGAGGATAGCCTCAAATCCATCTCTAACTGAAGGTGAAGTTAAAGCTTATAACTCTCAAATAGAGTCAGAATGGAAAAAGTATCAAGATGGACTCAAAGAGTTTGAAGATGCAATACGTTTAGGTAAAACCGATGTAAGTCTTCCACAACCTCCGGATGAAGTATCTAACTTTGTCATACATAGAAAAGTACAGGTATTAGTTGACCCCGTAGATTATTCAACTCTCAGGACTAAAGAGTATGCCAAAGGCATGCGACAACATGCCAAAATAGTATTTGTAAACAACTGGAAGTCAGGATATAATGCTCTAAAAGTGGCCTCTGATAAGACCTTAGTCATACCAAGTGGTGGATACGGAGTAGGAGAAAAAGTAATAATAGAGATGGAGGTCGAGATACAAGTACCCGGTGTGCGAGTAGTATCTGACCCTCGATTTCTGACCCTGGGAAGCTTCATGTCCAATGATATCATTGAATCGGTCAATAGCCAAATTAAGGCCAAAGCTAAGTTTGTAGGTAACCCTAACATGAAGTCTTCTCAGATCATCGAGATAAAGAATGTTGGTAAAAAATACTCTGATGATTGGTATGCTAAAGAGGTTGAACACAGCTTTGATACTGGAGGATATTTTACGGAGGTTACTTTCGAAAAGAAGTCACGTAATTCTATACTAAACCGTATATCTACTTCGGTAAACACTCAAGAGGTATTTCAAAAAGCTCACGACATAGCCGAAGAATCTTATACCACAGGTGCTTGGAGAATACCGAGTATGATTAAGGCTGAGGTATCCAGATATAGAGCTTCAACTTGGAAAGAAGAAGATAAAGATAATCCTCAAAGAGTGGGTCGTCAAATTGTGGTACGTCAGAATCCTGATAACCCTGCTGATTACAAGGTAGAGGTAGATTCAAGGAGAGACTTTCAGGTTGGTAGGAACATAAGTCCAAGAGAACAATGACATTATATGAACTGATTCAACAGCGAGGTATAGAGGCTATTGGAAGGTTTTACTCTACTTACAGAGGTATAGTAATAACCTCAAATGACCCAGACTCTCAAAACAAAGTATGTGTACACCTTCCAAGTATCTTAAGGGGTGTAGAAGTATGGGCTTACCCAAAACATCAACAGGGAGGCCCAGGTTCTGGATTCAAATGGTTGTCTCCTCGTGAGGGTTCTATAGTATATGTGGAATTTGAAAATGGAGACCCAAGACACCCCTTATGGTCTTATCATGGGTGGGCAATCGGAGAAATGCCTCCGGAATTGGACAAGCCTCATGTATTGGGATTTATTACTCCCCAAGGTAATAAGATTATACTGGATGAAAGTGAATCGGGAATATTAACTGCAATAATCCAACAAGATATAATTGTTAAGTCTCTAGACGGTAATATAAACGTCGAGGGGAATAACATTATAATGCAGGGGGGAGAAGTTGGTATTCCTGAATCCAATTCAGTAGTGGAAAGGTTAAACAAAATAGAGCAAGACCTAAATAAAATAAAGCAGACATTTACTAATTGGGTACCTAAACCTCAAGATGGTGGTGCTGCTTTGAAAACTGCTGCTGCATCTTGGGCTGGTTCTAAACTGGAAGAGACTAAGGTGGAGGATATTGAAAGTGAAACAATTAAACAACCTAACTAATGGCAAACTATAATCAACTCAACACTATTGGTAGTGGTGCCTATTTCCCTATAAAGCTTGAACAAGCAGTAGGGAGCGATGGGAAACCAGAATCAGTACAGCTGCCAGACGGAAGAGTAGTACCAAAGATAGGATGGTATATACTCAGAGGAGATGTTGCTTTAATAAAGCAAAACCTCACAGCTATCCTAACCTATCAAATAGGCCAAAGGTTCAGACAAGAGGACTTTGGTTCTCGAACTTGGGAATGTTTGGAAGAACCTAATACAAGTGCTCTCAACCTCATGATTAAAAATTTCGTGAAGGATGGTATAGCAGCTTGGGAACCAAGGATAACGGCATTAAAGGTATTTGCTCTGAAACCCACTAAGGAATCTATAAGACTCCTGATTTACTTCAAGGTGCAGAACTCTCAGAGGGTAGAGGAGTTAAACTTTCAGTATAACTTAAATAATTCCACAACAAATGTCTACTAGCAACCACTGGCTCACTCCCTTTCAGAGGTCATACAATGACATAAAAGCCAAACTGATTCAATCTCTGAATGAAAGGGTTCCAGAGATAACGGATATGAGTGAAGGTAATATATTCATACTTACACTCTCAATCTTTGCAGGTATTGCTGAGGTGATACATTACTACATTGATGGCATGGCAAGAGAAGCTTTCCTTCCAACTTGCCGAAGATATTCATCATTGTACAAACATGCTAAGCTAGTAGATTACCACATAAAGTCAGCTATTCCATCTTCAGTAGACTTAACCGTATATATGCAAGATGGTAGTCCTTTCCCGGTAGATATCCAAGTACCACAGAACACGGTATTCAATTCAAAGGATGGTAAACAGTGGATAACTACTCGTAATGTAACTATCGAAAGAGGTACATATACTTATAAAGTACCGGTAGCTCAGAAAGAGGCTGTGGAAGAAGTAGAGCTGGGTACTTATACTTCTCATAATATTATTATAACCCTGGGAGACTTGCCTACGGACAAGAAATATGTAGAGGGTTCTATGGTACTCAATATTGGTGGAGAGGCCTGGACTCTGGTAGATACTTTTGCTTATTCAGGTCCAGGTGATAGGGTGTACAAGGTAGAGCTTGATACTACTCTTACTCCATACTTGGTATTCGGTGACGGTCAGTTTGGTAGAAGACCAACTATAGGTTCACTTATTAATGGCCAGTACTATCTGACCTATGGTGCAAATAGCAATATACCTGCAAACCAGTTTG